TACAAAGACCATTAGAAGCATTAAATATATCTTATCCTATACATGGTGATATCGATGATGTGAAAGATGTTAAATTTTTAGTAGGAACTAATGGATTAAAATCGGTTATGAAATATACTGAAAAAGTAACACCGCCCACAAAAAAAAATTTTGAATATAAAACAGATAAATTTGGTGATATATTCTCTCCATCTGAAATTGGGAAATATAGTAGTAAAATAAAAAATATTTGTGATAATATAAAAAATTCCAATGGAATTGTATTGATATATAGTCAATATATAGATGGAGGTGTAGTACCGTTAGCATTAGCATTAGAAAGTATGGGTATAACTAGACATGGTACAAAAAGTCCATCATTATTTAAGAAAGCTCCAACTGATTCAATTGATGCTATTAGTATGAAGCCTAAAGCACAACATACTGGTGAATTTAATCCAGCAAAATATACTATTATTTCTGGTGATATTGCTATTTCACCTGATAATTTATATGAAATAAAATCCATCACCAACGAATCAAATAAAGACGGAAAATATGTGAAGGTTGTGATTATATCTAAGGCTGGTGCAGAAGGATTAGATTTAAGTAATATAAGACAAGTTCATATTATGGATCCTTGGTATAATTTAAATTTAATTGAACAAATTATTGGTCGTGCTGTTCGTAATAAAAGCCATTGCAAATTACCATTTGCAAAAAGAAATGTAGAAATTTATTTATATTGTTCATTATTAGATAACGACAACGAGGCTGTTGATATGTATATATATAGAATAGCGGAAATGAAAGCTATAAAAATAGGAATCGTAAGTAAATTAATTAAAGAAAGTGCTGTAGATTGTTTACTAAATGATAAACAAAATAATTTTACAGTACAAAATATTAAACAAAATGTAAAATTAGATTTATCTAGTAATAAAACAATAGATTTTGATATTGGGGACAAACCATTTTCGTCAAATTGTGATTATATGGAATCATGTTATTTTAAATGTAATCCTTACAAAGAAATCACAAATATAAATGATACTACGTACAATGAAAATTTTATATTAATTAATACAGATAAAATAATACAAAGAATACGTGATTTATTTAAAAATAAATATTTTTATAAAAAAGATGATTTAATAATACATATAAATATTGTGAAGAAATACCCATTGGTGCAAATATATTCTGCTTTATCGCAATTAATAAATGATAAAAATGAATATTTATTTGACCAATATGGTCGTGTTGGAAATTTAATAAATATAGATGAATATTATTTATTTCAACCATTAGAATTAAATGATAATACCGTTTCAATTTATGATAGAGAAAATCCAATATATTATAAACGTGAATATGTATCTATTCCTGTTAGTCAAACATTCGAAGAAAAAGAAAATATAGTTATTTCTATAAAAGACGATGATAAAAAAATTAATACAACTGCAAAAACAAATACTGTAATCAACAATACTATAATTAAAAGATTACAAGAAAAATATAATTTAGCATTAAATACGCAACCAATAAATAGAGGAGAAAAAAATTGGTATATTTATTGTTCAAAAGTAATAGATGATTTACAAAAAGAAAATATGGATCTTACTATTTTAAAAAATATGCTAATAAATCATTTGTTAGAATTATTAAATTATAACGAAACGTTAGAATTAATTAATTATTTATTTTATAATACATTAAATGATTTTGAAAAAGAATTGAAAAAATATTATGATAAATATTTATTAATAAACGATGATTTAATAGGATTGTTGATAATCAATAAAAATAGTCAAGAATTATTAGTAAAAACTGAAAGTAAATGGATTATAGGAAAACCTGAAGATTATATTGATTTAAAAGAACAATTAAAATTATTAATTTATAATAAAACAAATATAAATAATATAGTAGGATTTTATAGTTATTTCAAAGATGAATATTTAATCTTTAAAGTTAAATCTATGGATGAAAAAAGAAGTAAAGGTGCTCGATGTGATCAATCAGGTAAAAATGAAACTTTAAAAACATTAAATAAAATATTAGGCACAGATAAATATACACTAGATAATACAAAAGGTAGAAATCAAATAGAATTTTGTGTATTACAAGAGTTAATATTAAGATATTATAATCATAATAATAAAAATAATAATACATGGTTTTTCACACCAATAGAAGCTTTAATTAATAATATAGAGAAAATTACTTTATAATTATAATTAAAATTGAATAATATATAAAAACATATTATATATTATATATAATATAATGAGTAAACAAATTACAAAAAAAGAAGGCAAATATAAAAAAAAGGAAGTGGATCTTTATGGTAAATCGTTATTGACTAGAAAAATTAGCATATCTTATCAATTTTTAGGTAAAAATATAAAGGAAAATTTAGAAAATATTGTTAAAAAGGAATTATCAGGAAAGTGTATTAAAGAGGGTCTTATAAAAGATAATTCTATTAATATAATTTCTTATTCAAGTGGTGTATTAAAAGAAAATTTAATTTATTTTGATGTTGTATTTGAATGTTTTATATGTAATCCAGTAGAAGGTATGATTGTAAAATGTAAATCAAAAAATATAACACAAGCTGGTATACGCGCAGAATCAATAGATGACCCATCACCAATAATAGTATATATTTCTCGAGATCATCATTATAATAATACATATTTTAACACTGTTAAAGAAGATGATGAAATTAACATTCGTGTGATTGGACAACGTTATGAATTAAATGATAAACAAATATCAATTATTGGTGAATTGATTGAATCTAAAGATAAAACCAAGAAAAAAACTAAATTAAAAATAAAATGAATTAAAGATTAATAATAATAATATTATAATAATGAATGATTTAATATTATTAAAAGAAAAGGTTGAAAAATTAAATAAATTTCATCAAATTGAAATTACAAGAATCTTAAATACTCATGATAATATTACATTAAATGAAAATAAAAATGGAATATTTGTTAATTTATCAATTATTGAAAAAAATATTATTGAAGAAATAAAAGAATATTTAGAATATGTTAATATTTTACAAAGCGATTTTAATAGTATTGAAAAGGAAAAAAACTTATTATCTAATAAATTTTTTAAATATAATAAAGATAATGCTAATATTATATTAAATGAACAAACATGAAGTTAATACATCATCTGATAAGTATGATATATTAAATAATTTAAATAAATATATGTTATCAGAAACAATACTCAATAATTATAATAAAACTATTCATAAAAAAAATATAGAAAATGAAAAAAAAACCACAATTTCTTTAGATAATATTTTTTTTCCTAACGAAAAAGATCAATTATTCTGGTGTTTTTATGTTTTACAACATGGTATGGATACGTATCATTTAAGAACAAATAGATATTCAGAAGAAAAAAAAATGAAAATAAAAATAGCCGAATCATTAAAAACAAATAAAGATTTATTTAAACCTTCCAAAATAAGCAGGCATTTTGTTGAAAATGAATTGGTAAATGAAAAAAAAATATCTATGAAAACAATTCATGCGCTATGCTATATTTATAAAATTAACATTCTTTATATTAAAGATAGTACTTATTACGAAATAATGGTAGATGATTCAAAACCTCATTATTTAATAAATGAAGTTGATGGTAAATTTGGTTGCCGCAATTTTGTATTATCGCATAAATTAGAACATTATAAAGAACAATTTTGGAAATTAGAAAATATAGGGAAGCCATTAAAAGCTATATCTAACTATAAAACAGGTGAAATCTCAGATATAGCCACTAAATTAAAAATAGATTTATATAACAGTAATCAAACAAAACGAACAAAAAAGGAAATTTATGAAAATATTATGAATAAATTTATTTAATTTAAAATTGATTGAAACATTATTTAAAATAATGTTTCAATTATATATATATGTCTGAAAATACTATGAAATCGTTGTTAAACAATTATTTAGAAAATATAACAAATAGATCGAATGGTGATCCAGAATTTGAAATACGTTTTGGAACAAAGGGTATAAAAAAAATAACAAAAATTAATTATGATAATGTTATAAAAAAACTATTATCTGTTGGTTTTAATATTAATGTTAATAACGAATATACTTTAAAAATGGCTCCTGAGTTTACAGATAAATTCGGAAAAACAAAATTATCAAATGTTCGTACTGAAATAGAAGGATTATATAATATTCAAAAATATTGTGAATCTAATGCGCTAGATAATATTCCATTATTATTTAATCAAAAATCATATACCAAAAAGAATGATGAAATTATATACCCAGTAGATGTGAATGAATATAATTTACGTGTTAGTTATCAATTGGAAAAAGTTATTAGTGCATTTAGTCCTTTTGCTGAAAAAATAAAATCATCATGGAAAGATAGTAAAAAAATATTTAGATATACCAATCGTGTGAGTCTAATACATGATAATTATCCTATACGTGTTGATTTAACTATTGTGAAAGAATCATTAAAACAGGGGAAATATTTAAAACCTGAATATACATTTCAAACAGCAAATATACTAAATAATGAAGAAAAATATGAGATAGAAATGGAAATATTGAATGATAAAATTGGTATTGGTACTAGTTATAATGAAGTTCATGTTATTGAAAAAATGCTAAAAAAAATGATAAAATTTATTTTATCTGGATTACAAGAAACAAATTATCCAATTTCTTATAATGAAATTAATACGATTGAAAAGGAATATGCTTCATTATTTATGCCTAGTGAAAAAGTAAAACATTTTAGATCATTATACTCAAATAATTTTATTGGACCCTCATCCTATACATTACAATTAATAAATGTATTAGAATTAAATGATGATAGTCAAAGTCCTAATATACGACAAAATTATACAGTAACTGATAAGGCTGATGGTATGCGAAAATTATTATATATTTCTAGTAAAGGTAAAATATATTTAATAGATACAAATATGAATATACAATTCACAGGTGCAATAGCAAATAATGTGGACTATTATAATACATTATTAGATGGTGAACACATTTTACATAATAAAAAAGGTGAATTTATTAATTTATATGCAGCATTTGATATTTATTTTATAAATAAAAAAAATACTAGAGATTTATTATTTATCCCAGAAACAGAGTTAGTTGGTAATTCAGAAAAACAAAAAAAACAAGTAGAATATAGACTACCTTTATTAGTAACACTAATGAAAGATATAAACGCTATTTCTATTATTAAAGACGAGTTATCTCCAATACGTATTGAAAATAAAAAATTCAAATCTTCAAATCTACAACAAAATATATTTGACTGTTGTAATACTATATTAAATAACATGAATAATGGTTCATATGAATATGAAACAGACGGTTTAATTTTTACACCTTCTTATTTAGGAGTAGGATGTAACGATTTATCTGAAAAAAGTCCATTATATAAAACTACATGGAATTATTCTTTTAAATGGAAGCCTCCACAGTTTAATACAATTGATTTCTTAGTAACTACTAAAAAAAATGATTCGAATCAAGAAATTATTAATAATATTTTTGTTGATGGGATAAACAATAATGCATATGATAAAGTAACGCAATATAAAACATTAATATTACGTGTAGGTTTTGATGAAAAAAAACACGGTTATTTAAATCCATGCGGTGATGTTATTAATGGTAATCTTCCTTCTCCTGATGATATTGATGATGAAGAAACTTATAAACCAATGCCTTTTATACCTACAAATCCATATGACGAGACTGCTAACATATGTAATATTAAATTAGAAATTGATAAAAATGGTTCTAATACAATGTTCACAATGGAGAATGAAGTTATTGAAGATAAGATGATTGTAGAATTTTCATATGACCAAACAAAACAAGATAATTGGAAATGGGTTCCTTTACGTGTTAGATATGATAAAACAGCAGAATATCGTAAAGGAGGGAAAAATTTTGGAAATGCGTATCATGTAGCAAATAATAATTGGTATTCAATTCATAATCCAATTACCGAAGAAATGATAACTACTGGTGAAAATATACCTGATGATTTATCAGATGATGATGTATACTATAATCGTGTATCAGGAAAATCATATACAAGATCATTAAGAGATTTTCATAATTTATTTGTGAAAAAATTTTTAATATCATCTGTTAGTAATAAAGGAAATACATTAATAGATTATGCCGTAGGTAAAGGAGGAGATTTTACAAAATGGATTGCGGCAAAAATGTCTTTTGTACTAGGTATAGATATATCTAAAGATAATATTGAAAATAAATTAGACGGTGCTTGTGCTAGATATTTAAATTATAAAAAACAATATAAAATTATGCCTGATGCATTATTTGTTCAAGGAAATAGTTCTTTAAATATTAAAGATGGAACTGCATTATATAGTGATAAAGGCTCACAAATTATAAAAGCTGTTTTTGGAGAAGGTCCAAAAGAAAAGGATGTATTAGGAGCAGGTGTTTATAAACAATATGGAAAAGGAAGTGAAGGATTTAATATTAGTTCTATCCAATTCGCATTACACTATTTCTTTGAAAATAAACGAACATTAAATAGCTTTTTGCGAAATATTGCTGAGTGTACAAAATTAAATGGGTATTTTATAGGTGCATGTTATAATGGTGAAAAAATATTTAATTTATTAAAATCAAAGAATAAAGGGGAATCTGTTTCATTATTTCACGATGATAAAAAAATATGGTCTGTTACAAAACAATACGATAGAGATGATTTTAACAATGACGAAACTGGTTTAGGTTATGCTATTGATGTTTATCAAGAAACAATCAATAAAACCTTTCGCGAATATTTGGTAAACTTCTCTTATTTGGAAAGAATTATGGAAAATTACGGT